GCTGGAGTACAAGTTCCCATTACTGGTCAATCTTTAGTTTCTAATTTAGGTTCTGTCTCAACTGTTGGAGCAGCAGATATTGATGTTACAGGTCAAACATTAACTTCTAATTTAGGTACAGCAGTATTAAATGCATTAACACCTGTTTCTATAACAGGACAAGCATTAACAATGCAAGAAGGAACAGTAGATCCTTCTCCAGATGCTACGGTAACTGGAATTGGAATGTCTGCAGCATTAGGACTTGGAACAGTTACTGCAGGAGCAGATATAGATGTAACAGGTCAAGAAATGACAGTAACCCAAGGCACGGTTTTAGCTTTCTCTGATGTTGTGACAGAGGATGTAGTTGGAATTGAGATGTCTTCTAATTTAGGAAGTGTTGTTGCTTTTGCTGATGTAGACGTTGCGGTTACTGGTCAAGCAATGACTATGCAGGAAAATGCTCCCACCGTTACTGCAGATGCTAATGTTTCTATAACAGGTCAAGCTTTAACATCTAATCTTGGAACAGCTGTATTAGACGCAAATAGTTTAATAGATGTAACTGGTTTTAATTTAACAATGCAAGAAGGTCAAGCTACAGCTACAGATTCAGTAGCAAGACCAACAGGAATTGAAATGACAATGACATTAAACACTGTTGAAAATGTAGTATGGACAAAAGTTAACACAGGAAGCGCTCCTATTGATCCTCCAGGTTGGCAGGAAGTAGCTTGATTTTTAACAATAAATTGAATAAAATAAAATTTTAAGGAATTTAAAATATGGCAAACTCAACATCAGCTAGTTTAAAATTAACTGTACAGACAACAGGTGAAAACTCAGGAACTTGGGGACAATTTACCAATACTAATTTATTAATTCTTGAGCAAGCAATTGGTGGCTATGACGCTGTAGGATTAAATGCAACTACCGGTGCAACTTTAACTTTTTCAAATGGTGTTTTATCAAATGGTAAAAATCAAGTTTTAAGATTAACCGGAACCATTACTACTAATGTAAATGTAGTTATTCCAGATTCAATAGAAAAAACTTACCTTGTAGAAAATGCAACAACGGGTTCCTTTACAGTAACTTTTAAAACTAATTCTGGAACAGGTGCTACATGGTCTACTACAGATAAAGGATATAAAATATTATATTCTGATGGAACTAATATTGTAGATATCACGGCTGACTTAGGAGATATCACTGCTGGCGATGTTACTTCAGGAGGTATAACTGCTACAGGAAATATTGTACCTGGTGCAAATGATACTTATGACTTAGGAGCTTCCGATAATGTATGGAGAAACGTATTTACTGGAGATTTACATTTATCCAACCAGGCTAAAAATCAAGGAAATATTGTAGATGGAACTAAAGGCAACTGGACTTTACAAGAAGGAAAAAATGATATATTTATGATCAATAATATATCTGGAGAGAAGTTTAAAATTAATTTATCTAAAGTAAAAGGAGATTCATAATGGGAATTAATTCATCTGGAACATCAATGATAGATGGAGGTGTTTTTCAAAATATAGGAGCAGTATCTTGGCAAACAGGGTCAATCAAGACATCTACTTTTACAGCTTCTTCAGGAGAAGGTTATTTTGCAAATACATCAGGTGGTGCTTTTACAGTTAATTTACCTGCAGGTTCAGCAGGTGCGATCGTATCTGTTGCAGATTATGCAGCTACTTGGCAAACAAATAATTTAACGGTATCCCCAAATGGTTCAGAAAAAATTGGTGGTGTAAATGCTAATTCAGTTTTAAATACAGAAGGACAATCAGTTACTTTTGTTTATGTTGATTCAACACAAGGTTGGATTAATACAATGGATTCAACTTCTAATGAAAGAGGAAGAACTTTTGTAACAGCTACCGGTGGAACAATTACAACTTGTGGTAATTTTAAAATTCATACATTTACAAGCCCAGGGACTTTTTGTGTAAGTCAAACTAGCAGTGTAGCTAATGAAAATAAAGTTTCTTATATTGTAGTTGCTGGTGGCGGTGGTGGAAGAGATGATGGAGGTAATTCCAATGGTGGAGGCGGCGGTGGCGGCGGTGGATATAGAGAAAACAAAGGTCCACTAGATAGTTACACAGCATCTCCTTTAGACGGAGCAACAGATATATCAGTAACGGCAACAGCTTTTCCAATAACAGTTGGAGCAGGTGGAGCTAGACAATCTAATGATGGTGCTAATTCAGTATTTTCAACAGTTACCTCTACAGGTGGTGGTGGCGGTGGAGTATTCAACAACGCAGCAGGTAGACCAGGAGGATCAGGTGGTGGTGGCGGAGCTCCCGGTGCTTCAGGTGGATCAGGAAATACACCTCCTGTCAGTCCACCTCAAGGTAATCCAGGTAGTTCAGGTAGTCCAGGTAATCCGGGTGCAGGAGGCGGAGCTGGTAGTTCTGGATCAAGTGGTACCGGTGGATCAGGAACACCAAGTGCAATAAATGGAACTGGAACTTTAAGAGCTGGTGGCGGAGCAAGAGGAACGCCATCGGGTTCTTCACCAGGTCCAGGTGGTGGTGGAGCTAGAAATGCAGATGGAACAGCCAACACTGGCGGTGGTGGGGGTGGTGCAAACACTCCTGGAAGTAGTGGAGCTGGTGGTAGCGGAATTGTAATAATAAGGTATAAATTCCAGTAGTTGAATGTATAAAATTTATAATATATAATAGGATAAAATTATGGCACATTTTGCAAAACTCGGAACAAACAGTAAGGTTATTCAAGTATTAACACTTGATAACAAAGATATGAAAAATTCTGATGGTGTTGAAGATGAATCAGTAGGTCAACAATATTTAGAAACACATAATAATTGGCCTGCACAAATGTGGATTCAAACTTCATACAATACAATAAGTAATACACATAAACTAGGTGGAACTCCTTTAAGAGGAAACTACGCAGGTATAGGGTATGAATGGGACGAAGACAATCAAATTTTTTGGCCAAAAAAACCCTATGCATCTTGGGTAAAACACAATGAATCAGCTTCCTGGAAATCACCAATCGGTGATGCTCCTGCATTAACAGCTGAACAAGAATCGCAAAACGAAGCTGATACTCACGATTGGTATTATGCTTGGAATGAAGCTAATCAAACTTGGAACTTGACAGACAGCAAAGCATAAATTAAAAATTGTAGTGGTATGCAAAAGAAAGTATTAAGCGAACAAGGTTTATTCTATGGTAATATTAATATGCCGAAAGGTTTTGAGATAGACCAAGAAAAACTTACTAACGATATTTTACAATCATCATTTACTAATAAACAATTTCCATTTTCAAAAACTTGGGATATGTTGAATACTTATATGCGAGATTTTATTGGTCTTGAGTATGAAATTAATCTAGTTAATAAAAATTCTTGGGGAGACATTTATAAACCCGGTCAATTATCTAAACCTTTATTAAATGTTGATCCAATAGATCTTCGAAATTCACCTGACTTTACAATGCTTTACGGAGTTAAAGTTGATAAGTGTTGGGTAAGAATACATTTTGACGACAATAGACGTAAGGGAAGAAGTTGGGACATGGAACTTAAAAAAAATATGTTTGTTATGTTTCCATCTACTAATATGTATATTATATCAAATGATCAGAAAGATAGTTTGAATTTTATTCAAACAATAACCTATGAATATATCTAATTACTATTGGCATTTTCCTGCTGCACTTACACCCAAGTTTTGTGATGATGTAATATCTTATGCTAATCAACAAAAAGAAGTTATGGCTAGAACAGGTGGTTATGAAAATAAAAAATTAAATAAAGACCAAGTTAAAAATATGCAAATAAAAAGAAAGTCAGATTTAGTTTGGCTTAATGATACTTGGATATATAAAGAATTACATCCGTACGTTCACGAAGCAAATGCAAGAGCAGGTTGGAATTTTGATTGGGAAAGAAGCGAGTCTTGTCAATTTACAAAATATAAACACAATCAATATTACGATTGGCATTGTGATAGTTGGGATAAACCTTATGACAAAAAAGATCCAAACAATCCAGAACACGGAAAAATTAGAAAACTATCCATGACTTGTCAGTTAACAGATGGCTCAGAATACACAGGCGGTGAATTAGAATTTGATTTTAGAAACTACGATCCACATATGAGAGATGAAGCTAAACATTTAAAAAAAGCAAAAGAGATTTTACCTAAGGGATCTATTATTGTGTTTCCTTCTTTTGTATGGCATAGAGTTAAACCTGTAACATCAGGCACAAGATATAGTCTTGTTGTCTGGCATTTAGGAAAGCCGTTTAGATAATGTATATAAATAATTATTTTAACACGACCATTTGGTCAGAACAAAAACCAGAGTTTGTAAAATCTTTAACTAAAGCATCTAACAAATATATTAAAGAAGCAAGAAACAGAGAAAAAAAATTTATAAAAG